GATTATAGATATTTGACTGGTAAACTCGCAGCGCTAACACAAGAAGTTCAGGAACTCACGGACCTGCTTAAGAAAACGGAGCTAGAAGATGACTAAACCAAAACTAATTGTACCTAAACACATCTGGGATGGTACAGCTGTTGAGAAACAAAAGAAAGAACTAGATAAGGTACCAAATCCTACTGGTTACAGAATGACTTTGTTTCCACTTAAACTAGAATCAAAAACTAAATCTGGACTTTATTTAACTGATGAAACAGTTCAGGAATCCCAACTAACAACTAATATTTGTAAGGTTCTTAAAATGGGACCTGAGTGCTACAAAGATAAACAAAAGTTTCCGAGTGGTCCATGGTGTAAAGTGGACGATTGGGTATTAATTACTCGCTATGCAGGATCTAGAATTAGGATTGACGGTGGTGAGTTAAGGATTATAAATGACGATGAAATACTGGCAGTTATTGATGATCCAAGAGATATATTGCCAGCTAACATACTATAAACATGGAGAAGTCTATGCAACCACAAGTGCAATCAGAGCAAGATAAAATGGTTCCTATTGATACCTCGGGCGACCCAGTTGAGGTCACATTAGATGATAAAAACGTTGACGGTGATAAAAAAACAGCAACTGAACAACAACCTGAAATACAAGTTGAACAAGAGCAGCCACAAGTAGAAATCAGACAAGAGGATAAAAAAGAAAAAGATTTAGAAGAATATTCAGAGTCAGTCAAAAGACGTATTGATAAACTTACTCGTAAAATGAGAGAGGCTGAAAGACGTGAACAAGCTGCTATTGAATACGCAAAAAAAGTGCATGAAGAAAATCAAAACCTTCAAGCTACAACTATTAATACTTCACGTGAAAGAGTTACTTCAGATGAAGCAAGTATAAGCTCTACAGAAACATTGCTTAAAGGGGCATTGAGACAAGCTGTTGAGTCTGGTGATGTAGAAAAACAAGTTGAAGCTCAAGAAAAAATTAGTCAATTAGCAATTGAAAAAGAAAGGCTTAGACTTAGAAAAAATAAATTAGATCAACAAGAAAAACAAGGTCAACAACAGCAACCAGTGGAAGATGCTATTAAAATGGCAGATCCGCAAGCACAACCAGCACCAGACCCTAGAGCTCAAGAATGGGCTTCAGATAATAAATGGTTTGGAACTGATAAAGCTATGACATATACTGCGATGTCTTTGCATGATGAAATAGTTGCAGAAGGATTTGACGCAAGCTCAGATGAGTATTATAATGAGATTGATCGTAGAATACGAAAAGAGTTTCCTCAAAAGTTTGAGGACCAAAACAAGCCAACGCAAAAAGTTGCGTCAGCTGTCAGGAAAACGACCTCAGGTCGCCGCACTGTGAGACTCACACCATCACAGGTAGCAATTGCAAAAAAACTTGGTGTGCCACTTGAAGAGTACGCAAGACACGTGAAGGAGGCGTAAATGACTACAAAAGGTATAAAAACTGTATCACGCAAACAAGAAACCCGTGAAAAGGTTGCTCGAAAGAGGGGATGGGTTCCTCCATCAAACCTAGACGCACCAGAACCACCAGAGGGTTATCACCACAGGTGGGTAAGGGCTGAGTATCGTGGCCAAATGGATGAAAAAAATGTCATTGGAAGGATACGAACAGGATACGAACTTGTGAGAGCAGATGAATATCCAGACAGAATGGATTTACCTTCTGTCCAAGACGGCAAATACAAAGGTGTCATAGGTACAGGCGGATTAATTTTAATGCGTTGTCCAGTCGAAGTTAAAGAAGATCGGGACGAATACTTCCGTAATCTTACAAACGATAAGACAACAGCGATAGAAAAAGATCTACATAAAGACGAGCATCCCGCAATGCCAATCCATCAGGAGAGGCAAAGCAGAGTAACATTTGGGGGCAAGAAGTCTTAATTAGTAAGATCATTGTCTCTAAAAAGATTTAGGAGACTACTATGGCTAACATAGACCAAGCATTTGGTTTGAGACCAATAGCTAAAGTTGGTTCCGCTCCAGGCGGAACAACAGGTACTACTAAATACTCTATTGCAAGCGGAGCAAGTGGCATATTTACTGGTGACCCAGTTAAACAAGGCAACAGCGGAAATATCGTTGTAGCAACTGCAGGCGACGCTATAAGAGGAGTATTTATGGGATGTTTCTATACAGACCCAAGTACTGATAAGCCTAGATTTAATAATACGTTCCCTAACGGAACAGCTGCATCTGATGCGATAGCATTTGTAGCTGATGATCCTC